TTAGCCTTTAGAATGTTCATTCCCAGACCGTTGATTGTGCTTAGAATGGCCTGTACCTTTTTATTGTCAGATTCGTTGGGCGTGATAGCTGCGAGAATGGAGAAGCCTCCAAACACCGCAAGGGCTAGCACGATGATAGTAATAATTAGTTCCATGTTTATCTCCTAAATCTATCAAGTTCTAGTTGTCTAATTTGTTCACTTGTCTTTTCTTTTTTCTGCATATTTTCGTGGTAGCCAATCGCGTTCAGCACCACCGTAAATACATCTTTGCTATATTTTCTAGCCTCTTCCCCTTCAGTTTCAATAATGTCAATCACAGCATCTACCATCTTTGGGTCGCTAAGAATGCGAGACATTGCTTGTGCCTTCTTCTTCCGCAGACTAAGCAGAGCAACTTCTGTGGCCACGTACTTAGGACTAATCACTCCGCGAGATATGCTGTACGCACGAGACAACAAAGATTCTACAGACAGGCCCCGTGGAGTCTGTATCTGTATGCCAGATTCTCTAAGCTTTGCTGTAAGATCACGATTAAAGATAGACATGGCATCAGCCATACGATCAATACTTTTGAAAGTATCAGCGCCAACAATATTTTTTATGTTGTTTGACACGCTGGGGTCTTTTACAAAGTTTAGGAAAGCTTGATGATCAAAGTCACGGGCGTACTGCCCCGGTCTAATCTCTCTCATGTCTCCATACGTAGCCCTTGCTAACGACTCAACCGTAAGATCAGAGAATAGCTTTCTAGCCTCTTCTTCACTCTTGTTCATACTCTTAGCTATCTGAGGCAGTAGGGTATCGAACCTCTGCTGGCCCTGCGGGTCAGTGATAAAGAACTGCAAGAACCTGTCGTAGTTTCGTACATCCCGCGCACCCTCTTGTGTGGGGGTATTTCTCAAAACTTCTTTCAAGAAGTTCTCACGCAGATTAAAGTCATTCCTGACCGAAGTGGCTGCACGTTTAGTTGCAGATAAAACATCTTTCTCTGCCTTCTTTAGTATCGTAGTCCCGCCAAAAAAGTTATCAACAGCAAGGTTGTACTGTACAACACGGTCCTTATCTATCAGTCCTTCTCTCTCAAGTGCATCTAGGGCAGCACTAGATAGCTTTGAACCAGTTATGCCCTGAGCTTTTTGTAATGCTCGGCCTTGTGATATCTTAGAAAGATCGCCAAGAGGAGCTTCACCTGCTACGTCTGCAACAGCCTCTCTAGCGCCGCGCACAGTTTTAAGATCGTTTATGTGTCGAGCAAGAAGATCATTCATTATATTTTTTACAATCTTCTTACCTTTGCTGCTGAGAACATACTCGCCTGTGTCTGAGTAATACCCACCAAAAGTTTTCTTTACCTGATCAACTATGTCTGCACCAAACTGGCTGTCTCCGTTCATGATCCTTTTCATGTCAAGCCACTTAACAGGAGCCTCTGAAGTTGCAGGGTTATCAACCTTAAATCCAAGAGCGTTGCCAGATCGGTCCCTGTAGCGTCTAACTACATTGTTCAGCCAGTATTCTTTTGCTTCTCTTAGTCTGCCTGATAGTTCTGGGAAGCCACTCTCATCTATCGTTTCTACAACGCTTTCAGCTAAATCAGCCATACGAGAGGCATTTGCTCTTTGTGTGCCATATAACTTTCTAGAGGCTTCTGAGAAACCAGAGGATAGTTTTTGAATATCATCTATACCCACCTTAATTGATAGTTCTGGTAGGTCTTCTACATCAGCAATCTCTCTCATAATCATAAACACATCGAAGTCGGATAATCTCTCTCCTACTCCAGCGTATTCTTGTTGAAAGAAAGCTCTCACATCATAGTAATTTATTCCTTTTTCTACATCATAAGCAAACTCTGTCTCATCCATAGCCCCTTGTATAACATCTTTTAACCCTGCATTCTCCTCAAGAGCCTTTTGTGCAGTAACTTTACCCTCTACATTTGAGAAGCCCTCAAGAGTGTTAGCGTTTGACAGCCGCCTGTTACCAAGCCGCTGCAGAAGCTTTGATGAGCCAGTGTAAGGAATTACGTTAGTGTAAGCGTCATCGCCGTACAAACCACGCAGCCAATCTGTGATATCAACCTCTACACCTGCATTATCTAAATCTGAAAAGCGTTTGCTAGACTTTGCCAGTATGTCCGCTCTCCTATGTCTAGCATAAGCAGCTAAAGCATCACCTGCAGCTTCAGCGTTGGTCTGATATTGCGCTGGCTCAAGAAAACTATTTAAGAACTTTACAAGATCAGTTTCTACTTCTTCTACAGTTCTTTCAGTTTGTCTTAAAACTTCTGTCCCTGCCTCTTGAAGCGTTGCAACACCGCCTGTCTCAGGCTGTCTCAAACCAGCAAGACCGGGATCAGTGCCGTATACATCTTTATCTAAATAGCGCGAATCTAAGATTGCTTCTATAACATTGTCTAAAGCTTCTTTGTCTTCAACATTCTGCACAACAGCCGGATTAGATACTCTGTCCAGTAACTCTTGAACAAAGCCGTCTACTTCATTCTTGCTACGGCCAATTGCGTCAGTCTGTTCTGCAGCCGCGTTACGCATCACAGCTACGAACGCATTAAACTTATCATTCTGCACACCAGCTTGATCTGCTGCCCCTGCTAAATTGTCTAATAAACCACGAAACTCACTTAGCTGCTGGTTAATCTGATCTTCATTTTTGAGAAGAGCCTCTAGTTCTTTATCAATCTTGCCTATGCCTTTTGACAAGTCAAGCTTATACGTGGAGATGGTGTTCTTCATCATCATCAGAGGTATTAGCCCTGTAGCTTTACCCATTGTAGTTTCAAGAACTTCAGGGTCTACGCCTGCATCTACCAGATCATTCCTAACTTCTCCAAAGAACTTTAGCTGCCTGTAAACATTCTCTCTAGCCTCTACTGGCAGGGAGCGAATAAAGAAACCAAAGTCTTTGAGGGCTTGCTGATCTTTCTTGGGCAGATCGCTTAGTCCTGTGATAAATCCTTTCTGAGCAAGCTCACGAACCTGATCATCACTCAAGGCACCAATACTGCTACCAAGCCCAGCTATGAGTGATCCTGCACCTCTAGCCGTGCCAGAGGCTACATCATACAACTTGCTGAAGCCAACCACAGAGAAGATGCCGCCACCGAGTGCGCCAAACAATGCTCCATACTCTTCACCAAAAACATTACCTGCAATGATAGAGCCAGTTATCGCTCCTGCCTCTGTAATCGGTATTTCAATAAGCTCTTTTGGTATAGTATTTACACGCTCAGATCGGGCTAGTCGTAGTGCAGCCTCTTCTCTAGCTAACAGGTCTTTGTCGCCTTTGGTTCTAGCAGTGCGAACTTTGTTTCTTGCAGCTTCAATTTTTCTATTAGCCTCAACAAAACGAGTAGGCATTTGTTTGAGACGCACGTTAGCTGCTACACGCCTGCCGTACAGTGTTTTGCGTATACCGCCTAGCTTCAGCGCATTGGCTATAGGAAATACAGCATCATCCATCATTTTGAGAGTAACGTCTCTAATCTCGTCTTCAGATGCTTTTAGCACAGACTTTCCTAGATTATCCTCAAACTCTTTGATTAGCTTTTTACTGCCCCTTGAGAAGAACTTTACACCCGCTGCAGTGACGCCTACAAACTCAGGAATGGCACGAACCACCTGTTCTGTAACGGTAGCCTCTGGACGCCAATACCCTGTAATCTCATCTGCCTCTCGCTCACTAATGGTGCCGACCTGACCAGCAAGACGATCAACAACGCCTTTTACAAACTCACCTTCGTTTTTTAACTCAGGAGAGTCTTCAAACACTTTGTAAGTTGTAGCGAGCGCAGCACCAGCCATGCTTCTGCCTTCTTTTTCACGAAGCCTGTCGTAATAGTCCTCATACTTTTTTGAGTCGTACAGAGTCTGCCTTTTAGTGAGAAGTGATTCACCAAGAAAGTCTGTCTCTTGATTAACGTCCGTTACTCTATCTATACCCACTCGTAAAGTATTAGCCACACCTACAATGTTATCTACAAAGAATTTGCCAATTGAGAAGCCAGTACGGGCTAATCCTAGAGTATTTTCTTCACCCGGAAGTCTTTCAATGGCGCGTTCAATGTCTTCTGCTCTGCGAGTTAATTGCCGTACCCCTGTGATTGACGGCGCACCTCCTACCTCTGCTTGTTCTGCAAAATATGCTCTCTTGAGGCCAGCCGCTATGTCCCTTACATCCTCTGAGTCCTCGCTAATCGTAGTTGCTTCTACTTGTTCTAGCATCTCTTCAGAAGGAGTAATTGGCTGTGTAACTGCGAACCTTTGCTGTTCTTCGTCCGTCTCCGGTTCAATAATGAATCCCATCACTGTCTCCCACTAAAAATACCAGAACCACTTCTTCGCGCTCTTTGTCTGGCTTGCTCAATAATTTTAGCGTTCCTTTCGGCCTCTTCCCTTCTTTCTCTTTCGGCAGCAGCTATTTCCTCTTCGGTGCTTGGACGGGGCTTTACTCTTCGCGACTCTATAGACCGACCAAGTGCAGGTTTAAATAGACGTTCAGCAGCTTGAGGCACAGTAGCAACGGTAGGTGCAGCAGCAGGTGCAGCAGTAGGTGCAGCAGTAGGTGCAGCGGTAGGTGCAGGATCAGAAATCTCATTTATAAATATAGAAGGGAACTCTTTACCTTTATTTTTTCCTTTCGTCTGAACCTCTGTCCTTAATTGCGCAGGAACTACCTGACCTGTTACTAAGTCAAATACGGAATCAACCATACTGTTAACTCTTTTCTGAACAGTTTCTCTACCCTTCGCCATCTCTGGCGTTCGTTGATTAGGAAACTGCTGTAGCATTCTACGAGTTAAATCGTAAGCGTTTGCGTTAATTACATACCTGTTTCCAACAATCATACCGGGAGAGATTTTATCACCTTCAGTAAGAACCATATTAATACCATCTGTATATCTACCCTTTTCATAGTTTGGAGAGTCGGCAACAGCAGGTATTTGCACTGCAGATTTTATAATATCTTGAGCGTTGTTTGTTCTAACTCTAGAGGGCAGCTCTCCAACATTTTCTTTTGCATATTTGTTAGCTTGCCTTTGTACGTTATCTAAGTTAGCACCTGTTTCAAACAATTTGGAAGCATTGCTAACAGAAACAAACATATCTCTATTAGTGTCTCCCCTCTGGAGAATACTAAAAAGCACTTCTTTATTAACGGCACCAGTTAACAATTTATCTATAAAATCTAGTTTCTGTAATCTGCTAGTAACAGTTCCCATACTAGACCTAAACATAGCCATAGCTCTGGTAATATCTTGGTCTGATATGGTTCGACCACCAGTGCCGCCCTGCAAAATACCTGTAAGCTGATAGGCAAAAGTAAGTTCAAGCATTTCAAGTTTTGCTGCTGCTAGAGCTTCTTGATTTGCTTGACTTTGATTGTTTTGAAAATTTGCTTCTGCTTGCATAGCTTTTGCTGCTGCGTTTGTAAACAGGTCTTGAGCTTTTTTGTTCAAAGCTTCTACTTTGTTACCAGCCGCATCTCTTATAAAGTTAGCACCTTCTCCACGATCTCGCATAATATTACGAACTAAGTTACCAGCAGAAGCTACAAATGCAGGTATTTCACCTGTTAGTGCTGTGGCTCTTTGAATAATACTACCTCCAGCATCTGAAAGTTTAATTTGTTTTCTAATTTCTGCAGAAGTTTTAAGGGCTACTCTAGCCATATTTCCTGAAGCTAGAGAAGACTCTAATTCTTTTTTCTGCAGCGCCGTTTCATTACCTTGAAAAAACTGCGGCATGGGGTCTGAAGCCTCTAACGCAGTTCCCGCCATTTTCCTGCCGAAAACATTAACAAATTGAGAAAAATCATTGATGTTTAATTTTCCGCTATCGTCTATAAAACCATTTTCAGGGTTTGTTATATATTTTAGAGCTTCATCTTTTTGCGCTTGACTTGGAAGAACAGTTCCAGAGATAACTGCCATGAGGCCGGGATTTGTGGCAGCTTTAACTATACGGTTTAAGGATGTAGTATCTGTAATGCCATTGTCTGTTAGTATGGACAATAGCTTTCTCTTAGAAAATTCTAGAGGTTGATTTTTAAAACCAAGATTATTGCGCCTGTAAACTTCAGCAGCGGCATCAAAACCTTCAATGTTTGAGCTTGTTAAATCCTTAACCCTGCCTCCTCTCATAACAGTTAGGTCTGTGTTTGGAGGGGGAACTCCCGCGTCATCAGGACGCTTTTCACCAAAGAGTTGAGCTTGTTCTAATAGCTGTTTATTTTTAATACCTAAAAAAGAACGCAAGTAACCCTCAACATTATTTAAGGGTTTTTCTCCTCCATAAGCCTTACCAAATCGGTCATTTGCAAAGACACCCGATGTTCTTCTAACTGCACCATATGCACCGCGTAAGTCTGCTCTAAGTGCTGGTCCATGCACAGAATCTTTCATAAGTGCATTGAATTTATCAGGGTTTGCCTCTAAGGCCAAAAGCAAATTTAAGGATTGTTTATCTGGTGTAGCGGCTCTTCTAACCTCTATAGCGTTTTCTCCTTCTCCATATACTTTAACGCTTTTAAGTTTCTCTCCGTTGTATCTTACCCGATTAGCCTCAATGGCTTGCTCTCCTGCTAATTTCTGCACTTCCATTTTAGTTTCTCTTTGAAACTCAAGCTCTTTCAAACGTTGTGCAGCAGCATCTGCACGTTCTGCTTCTGCAGCTTTTTCTGCACGATACCTATCAATGTTTTTATCAACTGCTTGCAACGCACCTGTTGCAAATGACATAAAGGGTGACACCATTAGACCATCTCCTCTTCTTCCATTTCCATAAAGCTAGCATCCTCCTGCATAGGAGGAGCCTCTGCACCCTGTTCTTCAGGCATCTCTTCGCCCTCTTCCAACAAAAGATCAGTTGCGTACATAATTTTCTCATACATGTCTGGCCTGTTTGCTTCCATGACAGCCATGACTTTCTCTTCAGGTATCATGCCCTCTTCTTTCGCAAGTTCAGGGTCTTTGTTGAAGATGGTTGCAGGTATATTGTTCTCTAGAGCTAATCCCATGAAGTGCATGGCAATCGGCATCTTCAGTAGCTCTGACATGTCAGGACTCCAATAGCCCTCTGTAAAACCTGTAAAGGTAATTGTATTTGTAATGGCCTCAATAGGCACACCACTAAGCATGAGCCGCAGGAAGTTCTCTTCTACTTC